TTACGCCTTCTTTATATCCTCCATAATTCCAGAGTGGGACATATTTGGGACATTATCACCAAAAATGTCGTCTATTTTCCTCGCATGCTCTGTCAAATGATTAGGCGCAAGGTGAGCATACCTACGAACCATTTCTATGGACTCCCATCCGCCCATTTCCTGAAGCACTGATAATGGGACGCCTGACTGAATCAGCCAGCTTGCCCAGGTGTGTCTGAGGTCATGGAAACGGAAATCTTCAATTCCTGCACGACGACAAGCTGATAGCCATGATGTCTTGCTGTCGATGCGCATCTTCCTGACCGCAGGCGTTGATGTTCCATCTGCTCGCTTAGCCGCCTTGGTATGTACAAACACCCATTTGTGATGCTTGCCTATTTGATCACGCAACACTTTACAGGCGGTATCGTTCAGCGCCACACCAATGGCGCGGTTTGATTTGCTCTCTTCTGGATTCACCCAGGCAACTCGTCGCTGCATGTCGATTTGTTGCCATTCCAGATTTATGATGTTCGACTTTCTCAGACCAGTTGCCAGCGCAAACTTGACGACAGATTTCAGTGGTTCGGGGCACTCATCAATAAGGCGTTTTGCTTCCTCCTTTTCCAGCCATCTGACTCGCTTGTTTCTGACCGCTGGTATCTTGATGACAGGCGCTTTTTCCAGCCACTTCCAGTCGCGTTCTGCAGCACGGAGAATGGCCTTTATCATGGCAAGATGCTTTGCCTTTGTCTGAGTTGATACTGGCTTTGGTTCATAAACAGGCGGTTCTTTACCTTTCCTGATGGCGGCCTGAACTTTCTGTTTCCATATTTCTTTCGTCTTTCTGTTATGCATTCTGCTTACAGCAGAGTAAATCTTTGCCTCCGAGATATCTTTAAGCCTTATACCCTCAAAATGTTCAAGCCAGAACTCAATCCGGCTTTTATCTGAATCGAGAGATTTTTTATCAGCTTTTTCCTCAAGCCATCTTAGGCAGGCCTCTTCAAAAGTGACATCAGGTAAATCCCCTAGCTTTTCTACTCGCCAGAGTTCTGCTTTTCGCTTGTCGTGCAACTCCTGAGCTTGCCGCTTGTCCTTTGTGCCAAGAGATTCCTTAATTCGTTTCCCGCCCGGGAGCGAATACGAGGCATACCATATTTCATTTCTGCGGAAGAGTGACATTTTCTTTCCTCTGTTATGCCATCACCCGCGCTCACCTGGACAGTATGCAGCGGAGACTGAAGCGCCGCAATGCAGGCTTGCCGTGTTGTGAGGTAAGGAGATTTTGGCTTGGTTGGATCTTTACGTGTTGCCTGTAGGCGGCCTGTTCGTATCCAGTTGGTGGCGGTTGGTCTGGATATCTTAAGAAACTGACAGGCCTCATCGAGTGTGAGGCTGTATGATTCCATGGTTACCTCTGCTTTTTGAACGCATGTCACGTAACTTCTTAATGTGTTCTGCCGTTTCGATCTCTTCTGCTATCCGATCTGCATCAGCTTTATTCACAGGTTCAAAGTCATGATTAAAGCGGAACATGCTGGCGATACATGTTCTGCCTTTTCGGATGTAGTGAACTTTGTTGTGGGTAGAACGCAGGATTTTGCAGGGAGTGCCGTGGTGGTCGACGTACCAGGTGTTAGGAAAAATGATTCTGAACATTTTTACACCTCAGTTGGACGATGTTGAAATTTGCTGCTTTGAGGCCATCACAGTCCCCATTGTTTGTTCTTAAGTTCGATCTCCTCCTGGCAACTTGCACAAGTCCGACAACCCTGAACAGCCAGGCGTCTTCGCTCATCTATCGGATCGCCACACTCACAACAATGAGTTGCGGATACAGTCTGGTAGTTCAGACGACGCATTTTTATTGCTGTATTGCGCTGTAATTCTTCGATTTCTGATGCCGAATCAATGATGTCTGCCATCTTCCATTAATCCCTGAATTGTTGGTTAATACGCTTGAGGATGAATGCGAACAATAAAAAAGGAGCCTGTAGCTCCCTGATGATTTTGCTTTTCATGTTCACCGTTCCTTAAAGACGCCGTTTAACATGCCGATCGCCAGGCTTAAATGAGTCGGTGTGAATCCCATCAGCGTTACCGTTTCGCGGTGCTTCTTCAGTACGCTACGGCAAATGTCATCGACGTTTTTATCCGGAAACTGCTGTCTGGCTTTTTTGATTTCAGAATTAGCCTGACGGGCAATGCTGCGAAGGGCGTTTTCCTGCTGAGGTGTCATTGAACAAGTCCCATGTCGGCAAGCATAAGCACACAGAATATGAAGCCCGCTGCCAGAAAAATGCATTCCGTGGTTGTCATACCTGGTCTCTCTCATCTGCTTCTGCTTTCGCCACCATCATTTCCAGCTTTTGTGAAAGGGATGCGGCTAACGTATGAAATTCTTCGTCTGTTTCTACTGGTATTGGCACAAACCTGACTCCAATTTGAGCGAGGCTATGTGCCATCTCGATACTCGTTCTTAACTCAACGGGAGATGCTTTGTGCATACAGCTCCCCGTTTATTATTTATCTCCTCAGCCAGCCGCTGTGCTTTCAGGGGATTTCGGATAACAGAAAGGCCGGGAAATACCCAGCCTCGCTTCGTAACGGAGTAGACGAAAGTGATCGTGCCTACGCGGATATTATCGTGAGGATGTTTCATCGCCATTGCTCCCCAAATACAAAACCAATTTCAGCCAGTGCCTCGTCCATTTTTTCGATGAACTCCGGCACCATCTCGTCAAAACTCGCTATATACTTTTCATTCCGCTCAATCACGACATAATGCAGGCCTTCACGCTTCATACGCGGGTCATAGTTGGCAAAGTACCAGGCATCTTTTCGCGTCACCCACATGCTGTACTGCACCTGGGCCATGTAAGCCGATTTTATTGCCTCGAAACCACCGAGCCGGAATTTCATGAAATCCCGGGAGGTAAACGGGCATTTCAGTTCAAGGCCGTTGCCGTCACTGCATAAACCATCGGGAGAGCAGGCGGTGCGCATACTTTCGTCGCGATAGATGATCGGGGATTCAGTAACATTCACGCCGGAAGTAAACTCAAACAGGGCTCTGGCGTCATTCTCGTACTGTTTTCCCCAGGCCAGCGCCTTAGCGTTAACTTCCGGAGCCACACCGGTGCAAATCTCAGCCAGCAGGGTGTGAAAGTAGGACATTTTCATGTCAGGCCACTTTTTTCCGGAGCGGGGTTTTGCTATCACATTGTGAACTTCTGAAGCCGTGATGACGCCGAGTCGTAATTTGTTCCACGCATCATCTCCCTGTTCGACAGCTCTCACGTCGATCCCGGTACGCTGCAGGATAATGTCCGGTGTCATGCTGCCACCTTCTGCTCAGTGGCTTTCTGTTTCAGGAATCCAAGAGCTTTCACTGCTTCGGCCTGTGTCAGTTCTGACGATGCGCGAATGTCGCGGCGAAATATCTGGGAACAGAGCGGCAATAAGTCGTCATCCCATGTTTTATCCAGGGCGATCAGCAGAGTGTTAATCTCCTGCATGGTTTCATCGTTAACCGGAGTGATGTCGCGTTCCGGCTGACGTTCTGCAGTGTATGCGGTATTTTCGACAATGCGCTCGGCTTCATCCTTGTCATAGATACCAGCAAATCCGAAGGCGAGACGGGCACACTGAATCATGGCTTTATGCCGTAACATCCGTTTGGGATGCGACTGCCACGGCCCCGTGATTTCTCTGCCTTCGCGGGTTTTGAATGGTTCGCGGCGGCATTCATCCATCCACTCGGTAACGCAGATCGGATGATTACGGTCCTTGCGGTAAATCCGGCATGTACATGATTCATTGTCCTGCTCAAAGTCCATGCCATCAAACTGCTGGTTTTCATTGATGATACGGGACCAGCCATCAACGCCCACCACCGGAACGATGCCGTTCTGCTTGTCAGGGAAGGCGTAAATTTCTTTCGTCCACGGATTAAGGCCGTACTGGTTGGCGACGATCAACAATGCGATGAACTGCGCATCGCTGGCATCACCTTTAAATGCCGTCTGGCGAAGAGTGGTGATCAGTTCCTGTGGGTCGACAGAATCCATGCCGACACGTTCAGCCAGCTTCCCAGCCAGCGTTGCGAGTGCTGTACTCATCCGTTTTATACCTCTGAATCAATATCAACCTGGTGGTGAGCAATGGTTTCAACCATGTACCGGATGTGTTCTGCCATGCGCTCCTGAAACTCAACATCGTCATCAAACGCACGGGTAATGGCTTTTTTGCTGGCCCCGTGGCGTTGCAAATGATCGATGCATAGCGATTCAAACAGGTGCTGGGGCAGGCTTTTTTCCATGTCGTCTGCCAGTTCTGCCTCTTTCTCTTCACGGGCGAGCTGCTGGTAGTGACGCGCCCAGCTCTGAGCCTCAAGACGATCCTGAATGTAATAAGCGTTCATGGCTGAACTCCTGAAAATGGCTGTGAAAATATCGCCCGCGAAATGCCAGGCTGATTAGGAAAACAGGAAAGGGGGGTTAGTGATTCAGGCCGTTACCGCGTCCGTCGAGAAAAACTTCCACGAGCAAATCACTGGTATAAGTGCGCTCGATGCCGCGATGCAGATAAAGCCGTCCGCGTAAATTAGCTGATGCAGTCCAGGTACCATCTTTGTGTTTGACCAGCATTCCTGGCATGACCGCGCCGCGATTAACGGTCTGTGTTCCGTAATGTTGATGAACCATAAAAACTCCTGCCCGTAAGCTGGGCTGCTGAACATATAGAGACTTCTGCGCATATTCAGGCGGTGGATGGCCGCCGGTTGTCATAACTAAGCCGCCTCGTTGAAGCGACTGAGGTATGAAATGTTGAGTTAATTTCAGCTGGTCACACCGACGTTCACGCGTCCGTTTCACCCCTCGCACTCCCCGAAGCCTGCTGAAATTCAAACTGCGGATCTAAGCGGTCATCGCAACGGTGAATCAGGTAGTTGCCGTATCGTTGTGTTGTTGCGATGAACTTATTTAAAACTATAGTTGTTTTATCGTCAACAACAAAAGTTGTTTTATTGGTTGTTTTAGATATAACTGGTTGTATTTAGGATGGATTTATTTTGTGACTTGAATCGCATAGCGATAACTGAAGCGAGGTTATGGTGGTTTTTTTAACGGTGTGTGTGATGAGGGGAGGGCAAAAGAAAACCCGGCACGGTGACCGGGATTCTTACGCCGTTAGGTAAAGATATTATTGCGGTGGCTTAATATTACTACCTAGAGCAAAGATAGGAATTAGTTCTTTACTGAATGAGCACAATGCCCAGTTGATAATTTTTAATTGGTACTACCCATGCTTCCTATATGTCTGCGGCATGCTCCCAATAACCTTACCGAAGATGAACACCCGGTTCATCTCGTCTTTCTCGATCGGGTCCCACGGTGAGTAGCTTTTGTTATCAGAGATGACCAGCAGCTTATCCTTCATCATTTGCAGGCGCTTTACATGGGCTGTGTCGTCGTACAGAAACGCATAGATACCATCACCGTCGAAAGATTTAACTGTGATATCAACGAACAGCAGATCACCTGGTTCGATCGTTCCTGACATGCTGTCACCACGCACGTTAATGATGCGGATATTTTCCGCCTTCCTACCATCGAACATGTGACGAGCATCGTCAAACGAGTACTCAACCGAGCGTAGAACTTCTACAAACTCACGGTTGATGACTCCCGGCCCAGCACTGACTTCTATATCAAGAACGTCAATCTTGAAGTATTTGGAATGGCTGACAGTTGATTGTATTGGTTGCACTGTACTGTCTGACATATTTCCAACGCCAGAAGATAACCATTCTGCGCGCACACCCAAAGCGTTCGCGATCTCCACGATTTTAGTTGTTTGATTAGCTTTCCCTGTTTCGATTTTCTGAATAGCAGCCTGGCTAACCCCGACCAAATCCCCAAGCGCCTTTTGTGTAAGGCCTCGCGCTAATCTGGCTTCTTTAAGTCTTTCTGAGAGTGTTGTTTTCATAGTCCAAATGTACAACCAAGGTTTTATTCCATCAAACGAAAATGGTTGTTGACTAAAAACAACCATAGTTTTAATCTTGATTCAAATTAACCACGGAGGTTGTTATGAACCCAGCTATCAAAACAGCGATCAATATCGTTGGTTCACAAAAGAAACTGGGCGCTGCTTGCGAAGTTTCACAGCAGGCCGTCTATAAGTGGCTTCACAACAAAGCAAAGGTATCCCCTGAACATGTCGGCAGCATTGTTACGGCTACTGGTGGAGTAGTGAAGGCATACCAGATTCGCACGGATCTTCCGAAGTTGTTTCCACACACCGAAAAGAACGCAGCTTAAATTTCCATTTCACGCTCTTTAACAATAAGCAATCAACTTAACAGTCAATTCAAACTAAAGGAGTCAATTATGCAACCACTTCCATACCAACAGACTAGCGGATTTAGCCCGACTGCGGTGATAAATCGTTCTCAAACAAAACAGGTGCCAGGCCACGAAAAAATCCGTGATGCCGTCCGCGCCTGGTCGGCTGTAGATAATCAGGATGTCGTTGCCACACTCATTGTGAATGAGTATCGGGAGCAGGGCGGCGGCACCATCGATTTCCCTGATGATGTCAGCCGTGCACGCCAGAAGCTGTTCCGCTTCCTCGATAACAAATTCGATTCTGAAAAATACCGAAATAACGTGCGTGAACTGACCCCGGCAATTCTGGCGGTACTAACGCTGGAATATCGCGGTTACCTGGTTGAGCAGGATAGCTTCATGGCCAGGTTGGCTGAAATGGAAAAGGAACTCAGTGAGGCAAAACAGGCTGTCATTCTCAACGCACCACGCCACCAGAAACTGAAGGAAATTAGTGAAGGTATTGTATCGATGTTTCGTGTGGACCCAGATCTGGCTGGTCCATTGATGGCGATGGTTACTACCATGCTGGGGGCGATATGACAGGTTCAGAAATGGCGAAAGCCGGTCTGCTGGAACAGAACCGACTTTCAGGTGCAAATCGTAACACACTCATTGCGGGAGGAATTATGGCAAACACTGCTGAGATATTCAATTTTCCAGTGCCGGATGCGGCACAAAAGGAGCCGCGCGTGGCAGATCTCGATGATGGTTATACGCGCATTGCAAATGAGTTGCTGGAAGCTGTGATGCTGGCCGGATTAACACAGCACCAGCTTCTGGTCTTCCTGGCTGTCATGCGCAAAACATATGGCTTTAATAAAAAACTGGATTGGGTGAGCAACGAGCAACTGTCCGGATTGACCGGGATATTACCGCACAAGTGTTCTGCTGCAAAAAGTGTTCTGGTAAAGCGTGGGATTTTGATTCAGAGCGGGCGGAATATCGGTATTAATAATGTGGTCAGTGAATGGTCAACATTACCCGAATCAGGTAAGAAAAATAAAGTTTACCTGAAAGAGGTAAATTTACCTGAATCAGGTAAGAAAAGTTTACCCAAATCAGGTAAAGGCGTTTACCCGAATCAGGTAAACACAAAAGACAAACTAACAAAAGACAATATAAAACCTTTTTCGTCCGAGAATTCTGGCGAATCCTCTGACCAACCAGAAAACGATCTTCCTGTGGTGAAACCAGATGCTGCAATTCAGAGCGGCAGCAAGTGGGGGACAGCAGAAGACCTGACCGCCGCAGAGTGGATGTTTGACATGGTGAAGACCATCGCACCATCAGCCAGAAAACCGAATTTTGCAGGGTGGGCTAACGATATCCGCCTGATGCGTGAACGTGACGGACGTAACCACCGCGACATGTGCGTGCTTTTCCGCTGGGCATGCCAGGACAACTTCTGGTCCGGTAACGTGCTAAGTCCGGCCAAACTCCGCGACAAGTGGACCCAACTCGAAATCAACCGTAACAAGCAACAGGCAGGCATGATAGCCAGCAAACCAAAACTCGACCTGACAAACACTGACTGGATTTACGGGGTGGATTTATGAAAAACATCGCCGCACAGATGGTTAACTTTGACCGTGAGCAGATGCGTCGGATCGCCAACAACATGCCGGAACAGTACGACGAAAAGCCGCAGGTACAGCAGGTAGCGCAGATCATCAACGGTGTGTTCAGCCAGTTACTGGCAACTTTCCCGGCGAGCCTGGCTAACCGTGACCAGAATGAACTGAACGAAATCCGCCGCCAGTGGGTGCTGGCTTTTCGGGAAAACGGGATCACCACAATGGAACAGGTTAACGCTGGAATGCGCGTAGCCCGTCGGCAGAATCGACCATTCCTGCCATCACCCGGGCAGTTTGTCGCCTGGTGCCGGGAAGAAGCATCCGTTACCGCCGGGCTGCCAAACGCCAGCGAGCTGGTTGATATGGTTTACGAGTATTGCCGGAAGCGCGGGCTGTATCCGGATGCAGAGTCTTATCCGTGGAAATCAAACGCGCACTACTGGCTGGTTACCAACCTGTATCAGAACATGCGGGCCAATGCGTTGACTGACGCGGAATTACGGCGCAAGGCTGCCGATGAACTGTCCTGTATGACCGCACGAATTAACCGTGGTGAGGCTATACCTGAACCAGTAAAACAACTTCCTGTCATGGGCGGTAGACCTCTAAATCGTGCACAGGCTCTGGCGAAGATCGCAGAAATCAAAGCTAAGTTTGGGCTGAAAGGAGCAAGGGTATGACGGGCAAAGAGGCAATTATTCATTACCTGGGGACTCATAAGAAATTCTGTGCGCAGGACGTTGCCGCGGTAACAGGCGCAACGGTAACCAGCATAAATCAGGCTGCGGCTAAAATGGCACGGGCAGGTCTTCTGGCTATCGAAGGTAAGGTCTGGCGAACGGTGTATTACCGGTTTGCTACCAGAGAAGAACGGGAAGGAAAGGTGAGCACGAATCTGATTTTTAAGGAGTGTCGCCAGAGTGCCGCGATGAAACGGGTATTGAGGGTATATAAAAGAACATCAATGGGTACACAATGATGAAACAGGTGAGTTGAGTTCAAACTGTAGTACAATTCTCTCCAGTTTGAACAGGAAAGAATATTCTATGAACCCTTATATTTATCTTGGTGGTGCAATACTTGCAGAGGTCATTGGTACAACCTTAATGAAGTTTTCAGAAGGTTTTACACGGTTATGGCCATCTGTTGGTACAATTATTTGTTATTGTGCATCATTCTGGTTATTAGCTCAGACGCTGGCTTATATTCCTACAGGGATTGCTTATGCTATCTGGTCAGGAGTCGGTATTGTCCTGATTAGCTTACTGTCATGGGGACTTTTCGGCCAACGGCTGGACCTGCCAGCCATTATAGGCATGATGTTGATTTGTGCCGGTGTGTTGGTTATTAATTTATTGTCACGAAGCACACCACATTAAAAATAATTTGTTTCTAAACGACTAAAATATGGAGGCTCTTATATTTATATGAGCCTCGTTTTATGCTTTTTGTTAATGTCTTTATTTTTTATGTATTCTTTTGTGCTTTCAAGATTATGGCGTAAGAAAATTGCAATACGATTATTGTTGTATATTCAAGATAATGTGACCTTAATTGTCTTTTTAAATAAAAATTAAACAAAATTATATCCCACCACTAAGGTTTATAAAAGCATACGTTAGCAGGTGTCACCATGAAAAAAGCCATAGCATATATGCGATTTTCATCACCAGGTCAGATGTCTGGCGACTCATTAAACCGACAGAGAAGACTTATTGCTGAATGGTTAAAGGTAAATAGTGATTATTATCTTGATACCATAACATATGAAGATTTAGGATTAAGTGCATTCAAAGGAAAGCATGCACAATCAGGAGCTTTTTCGGAATTTTTAGATGCTATAGAGCATGGTTATATATTGCCAGGAACTACATTGTTAGTTGAAAGTCTGGACAGACTTTCAAGAGAAAAAGTCGGTGAAGCGATTGAACGTCTGAAATTGATTTTGAATCACGGTATTGATGTTATAACTCTTTGCGACAATACAGTCTATAATATTGACTCTTTGAATGAGCCATATTCATTAATAAAAGCCATACTTATAGCACAAAGGGCAAATGAAGAAAGCGAGATAAAGTCAAGTCGGGTTAAATTATCATGGAAGAAAAAACGGCAGGATGCACTGGAATCAGGTACGATTATGACGGCGTCTTGTCCGAGATGGCTCTCCTTAGATGACAAAAGAACGGCTTTTGTTCCAGACCCCGACAGGGTGAAAACTATTGAGCTAATTTTTAAACTCAGGATGGAAAGGCGCTCATTGAATGCAATAGCCAAGTATTTAAATGATCATGCTGTAAAGAATTTCTCAGGAAAAGAAAGTGCATGGGGACCTTCTGTAATTGAAAAATTATTAGCGAATAAAGCTCTGATAGGTATATGCGTACCTTCATATCGTGCAAGAGGTAAAGGAATAAGTGAAATCGCTGGCTATTATCCCAGAGTCATATCAGATGATTTGTTTTACGCTGTACAGGAAATTCGGTTGGCACCTTTTGGTATTAGCAATAGTAGCAAAAATCCTATGTTGATAAATCTACTTCGAACAGTTATGAAGTGCGAGGCTTGTGGTAATACCATGATTGTTCATGCGGTATCTAGAAGTTTGCATGGCTATTATGTTTGTCCGATGAGAAGACTGCATCGATGTGACAGGCCATCAATAAAGAGAGATTTGGTTGATTATAATATCATTAATGAGTTGCTTTTTAATTGTAGTAAAATCCAACCAGTTGAAAACAAGAAAGATGCTAATGAAACTTTAGAGTTGAAAATTATTGAGCTCCAGATGAAAATTAATAATTTAATTGCTGCATTATCTGTTGCGCCTGAAGTTACCGCTATAGCAGAAAAAATCAGAGTATTAGATAAGGAATTACGAAGGGCTTCTGTATCATTAAAAACTTTGAAGAGTAAAGCGGTGAGTTCACTTGGTGATTTTCATGCTATTGACTTAACCAGTAAAAATGGGCGAGAGCTATGTCGTACACTTGCCTATAAAACATTCGAAAAAATCATAATCAATACAGATAATAAAACCTGTGATATCTATTTTATGAATGGCATTGTTTTTAAACACTATCCTTTAATGAAAACAATATCCGCCCAGCAGGCGATAAGTACTCTCAAATATATGGTTGATGGTGAGGTTTATTTTTGAGTAATAATCACTTTTTCAACCGTGCTATAGTAAGAAAGTTAGGTAAGTACATTTAGACTGGCCCCCTGAATCTCCAGACAACCAATATCACTTAAATAAGTGATAGTCTTAATACTAGTTTTTAGACTAGTCATTGGAGAACAGATGATTGATGTCTTAGGGCCGGAGAAACGCAGACGGCGTACCACACAGGAAAAGATCGCAATTGTTCAGCAGAGCTTTGAACCGGGGATGACGGTCTCCCTCGTTGCCCGGCAACATGGTGTAGCAGCCAGCCAGTTATTTCTCTGGCGTAAGCAATACCAGGAAGGAAGTCTTACTGCTGTCGCCGCCGGAGAACAGGTTGTTCCTGCCTCTGAACTTGCTGCCGCCATGAAGCAGATTAAAGAACTCCAGCGCCTGCTCGGCAAGAAAACGATGGAAAATGAACTCCTCAAAGAAGCCGTTGAATATGGACGGGCAAAAAAGTGGATAGCGCACGCGCCCTTATTGCCCGGGGATGGGGAGTAAGCTTAGTCAGCCGTTGTCTCCGGGTGTCGCGTGCGCAGTTGCACGTCATTCTCAGACGAACCGATGACTGGATGGATGGCCGCCGCAGTCGTCACACTGATGATACGGATGTGCTTCTCCGTATACACCATGTTATCGGAGAGCTGCCCACGTATGGTTATCGTCGGGTATGGGCGCTGCTTCGCAGACAGGCAGAACTTGATGGTATGCCTGCGATCAATGCCAAACGTGTTTACCGGATCATGCGCCAGAATGCGCTGTTGCTTGAGCGAAAACCTGCTGTACCGCCATCGAAACGGGCACATACAGGCAGAGTGGCCGTGAAAGAAAGCAATCAGCGATGGTGCTCTGACGGGTTCGAGTTCTGCTGTGATAACGGAGAGAGACTGCGTGTCACGTTCGCGCTGGACTGCTGTGATCGTGAGGCACTGCACTGGGCGGTCACTACCGGCGGCTTCAACAGTGAAACAGTACAGGACGTCATGCTGGGAGCGGTGGAACGCCGCTTCGGCAACGATCTTCCGTCGTCTCCAGTGGAGTGGCTGACGGATAATGGTTCATGCTACCGGGCTAATGAAACACGCCAGTTCGCCCGGATGTTGGGACTTGAACCGAAGAACACGGCGGTGCGGAGTCCGGAGAGTAACGGAATAGCAGAGAGCTTCGTGAAAACGATAAAGCGTGACTACATCAGTATCATGCCCAAACCAGACGGGTTAACGGCAGCAAAGAACCTTGCAGAGGCGTTCGAGCATTATAACGAATGGCATCCGCATAGTGCGCTGGGTTATCGCTCGCCACGGGAATATCTGCGGCAGCGGGCTTGTAATGGGTTAAGTGATAACAGATGTCTGGAAATATAGGGGCAAATCCAACATTAAAATTATCTATCCTGAACGAAGCGTCCTGAGCTATGGTTTTACTATAGAGACTGCCAATGGATGCTGGCGTTCTCGTTCTAGCAGTTCAACAATACCCAATCACAAAACAATTCACTGATAACGAACTTTGCACACTCGCCTGGTTATGGCGAGCAGGGAATGTGATGTTAATTACCTACCAGAACGTTACTCCTCTTCTTCAGGTTGCGGAGCATCGTGAAGCTGGTCGCTTCACTTCTATCGAGCAAGAATATCCCCAGATACTCAATAAGGCACAGGCAATCCTTGCCAGAGAAACGGCACATGTAAAATTCCGGCCGTGGCAGGATGATAAGTGGAGTCGAGTTTTGCCGCATTTACGTTCGGATCGATTACAGTAGATTCCAATTAACAATGAGAAACACATAGCCACCCCGTGGTATTGAAACCATATAATGTTGGATTTGAAAACAGATCTTTTTCCATGTATTAATAACTACATCCCCGCGAGTGATTCAAAAAGGAGGGCCCAATTTTGTCCGAGTTTTTGTATTCCCCCGCATGCCGCTGCGGAGCACTACATCTGAGTGTCTGACTAGGGGATAAAATTAGACTGGATAGTGAGAAGAAAGTGGCGTGCTAGGCTGTGCCGAGTGCTACCAGTACACCCTGGGGGTGTGCAGCTTTCGCCGAGACTGTAGTGGGTATCGGTTAATGCACGAAAAACCGAGAGGTCAGACAACCAATTTGCCGTAGGATTGTTTCCGGTGCGATACCGGTGTACTAACTGAAAGCAATGCGAAAAAGCATAAACTCGGTCCTTCAGTCGCCCTACACACTATTTACTAAGAAGGGCTAAAGCATGGATACAATTATCACATGGATGGGAGATCGTCTGTTGGGGTGGATAACAAACAAATCCGATCTGCGGCAGAGGGCAATCACTGGATTAACTCCTGCGATTTATTCAACAATTTTATATACTGAAAAATTAAAACGTGGTGAGCCTAATAACCCAAACGAAGAAGAAAAACTTTATAGGCTTTGGTATGAAGCGTCTTCCCAAGTCGTAGACTTTGATCGAGAGCTGGCTAAAAGATGTTTAGATAAATCAGAATATTGGCTTCATTCTGAATTATATAGCCCTGAGAAAGTTGGAGAGCTAAACATTTCTTTGGTTGGTATGAAGGCAACGCTTGAAGGAATAAAGCACAATTAAAACCTTTGATTTGCGATAATCAACTCGCCATAATCATGTCATCGGAGCCTGAACAACTCCGGTGACTTCTGCGCTAAACGGGGACGTTTATGCGCACACACAATCCAAACTCTCTTCTCCCTCCAAAGATGCAGAAATGCACCTGCGATATATTGTATCCAGCGTTTGACCTCTGCGGAGGTGAAGCGTGAATCTCCCACAAGATGGCATCAAATTACATCGCGGTAACTTCACCGCTATCGGTCGGCAGATCCAGCCTTATCTGGAGGAGGGCAAATGCTTTCGCATGGTGCTTAAACCGTGGCGTGAGAAACGCAGTCTTTCCCAGAATGCACTCAGCCACATGTGGTACAGCGAAATCAGTGAATACCTCATCAGCAGGGGTAAAACGTTCGCTACTCCAGCTTGGGTAAAAGATGCTCTCAAACACACATATCTCGGTTATGAAACCAAAGACCTGGTTGATGTTGTAACCGGTGATATCACCACTATCCAGTCGTTACGCCATACCTCCGATCTTGATACCGGAGAGATGTATGTCTTCCTGTGTAAGGTTGAAGCCTGGGCGGTGAATATTGGCTGCCACCTGACTATTCCGCAGAGCTGCGAGTTCCAGCTGCTCCGCGACAAGCAGGAGGCGTAATGGCTACACCGCTTATTCGTGTCATGAACGGACACATCTACAGAGTACCAGATCGTCGTAAGCGTAAACCGGAGCTGAAGCCTTCCGAAATACCAACACTGCTCGGATATACCGCCAGCCTGGTTGATAAAAAATGGTTGCGACTGGCAGCAAGGAGGAATCATGGCTGATTTGAGAAAAGCAGCGCGTAGTCGGGAATGCCAGGTAAGAATCCCTGGCGTATGTAATGGCAACCCTGAAACGTCTGTACTGGCACATATCCGGCTGACTGGATTGTGCGGCACCGGTACCAAACCGCCAGACCTGATTGCCACCATTGCATGTTCTGCCTGCCACGACGAAATCGACCGCCGCACACATTTTGTCGATGCTGCATATGCAAAAGAATGCGCGCTGGAAGGTATGGCGAGAACACAGGTTATCTGGCTGAAAGAGGGGGTTATTAAGGCGTGAATACCTACAGCATCACATTACCCTGGCCTCCGAGCAATAATCGCTATTACCGCCATAATCGCGGGCGCACGCACGTCAGCGCAGAGGGGCAGGCATACCGCGATAACGTCGCCCGAATCATTAAAAACGCAATGCTGGATATCGGCCTGGCTATGCCTGTGAAAATCCGCATTGAGTGCCACATGCCGGATCGCCGTCGCCGTGACCTGGATAATCTGCAAAAAGCCGCTTTTGACGCACTCACTAAAGCAGGTTTCTGGCTGGATGATGCTCAGGTCGTTGATTACCGCGTTGTGAAGATGCCTGTTACCAAAGGTGGGAGGCTGGAACTGACCATCACCGAAATGGGGAATGAATGATGTTTGAGTTTTATATGGCAGAACGTCTTCGCCACCGCTGGGGGCGTCTGCGCTTATATCGTTTCCCCGGTTCTGTTTTGACCGATTACCGAATACTGAAGAATTACGCCAAAACCCTGACAGGAGCAGGAGTATGAAGTCAGAGATAACAATCAACTAATACTGTTTCGTTGATTTTTGCTTGTAATTGGCGTTCTGGTCTGATTTTTGTGGAGTAAGTTGATGCGTGATATTCAGATGGTTCTTGAGCGTTGGGGAGCGTGGGCGGCTAATAATCATGAAGATGTGACCTGGTCGTCCATTGCCGCCGGTTTTAAGGGATTAATTACTTCAAAAGTAAAATCTCGCCCGCAATGTTGTGACGATGACGCGATGATCATTTGCGGGTGCATGGCCCGTCTGAAAAAGAACAACAGCGATTTGCACGATTTATTAGTAGATTATTATGTAGTCGGTATGACATTCATGTCACTGGCAGGTAAGCATTGCTGCTCTGATGGTTATATCGGGAAAAGGTTACAGAAGGCTGAGGGCATAATTGAAGGGATGTTAATGGCATTAGATATCCGGTTAGAGATGGATATCGTTGTTAATAACTCTAATTAATACGCCAATTATTTACTAAAAGTTATTAAAAATGGGGCGTTGAAACGCCCCCAAAAATAAAGGGTAATATATAACAGAAGGTTTGTATAGTTAGAAGCAAGGTTGTGCTTCTAAAGGAAGTGGCTTGAGGGAGCCACTTATATGTTGGGGAGGCAAAGCCTCCCACAACATATCTTTTAGTAATCAAATTAGAACTGGTAAACCATACCTACAGCAACGATATCATCGGTAGCAACGCCAGATGCTTTCGTGAAATCGCTCTTATCAATCAGGTTGATTTTGTAGTCAACAAAAGTGGACATATTTTTGTTGAAGTAATAGGTTGCACCTACATCAACATATTCAACCAGGTCCTGATCACCCCAAACACCCAAGTCTTTTCCTTTAGAATGCAGGTAAGCAACGGATGGACGCAGGCCGAAGTCGAACTGATATTGTGCAACAGCTTCGAAGTTTTGTGCTTTGTTGGCAATATGGTTATTACCAAAAACAGTCATGTTCTGGGTTTCAGAATAGGTGGTGGCCAGATAGATGTTGTTCGCATCATATTTCAGACCAGCTGCCCATACTTCAGCATTTTGACCAGAAGCATTCAGACCGTTGTTACCGTAGATAACCTGATTATTAGTGCGATCAGATTTAGCATAGGTTGCACCCACGCCGAATCCTTCATACTCATAAGTAGTTGAGAAACCGAAACCATCGCCATTAGCTTCAGTTACTTCATTTCGGTCATTTTTGCCCTGATACTGAGCTGCAAAGTTCAGGCCATCAACCAGACCAAAGAAGTCGTTGTTACGATAAGTTGCAACACCTGTGGTGCGACCAGTCATGAATACATCTGTTTGGGTCCAGGTATCGCCACCGAATTCTGGCAGAACGTCAGTCCACGCACCGATGTCGTATGCTACACCGTAGTTACGGCCGTAATCGATTGAGCCGTAGTCACCGAATTTCAGGCCTGCAAATGCAAGACGGGTTTTGTCTTTGGAGGAACCTTGAGATTCAGCGCGGTTGCCTTTGAATTCATATTCCCACTGACCGAAACCAGTCAGTTGATCGTTGATTTGGGTTTCACCTTTGAAGCCAAGACGGGCATAAGTAGTATCACCATCATCTGCATCATTAGAGGAGAAGTAGTGCTTAGCATTAACTTTCCCGTACAGATCCAGCTTGTTACTGTCTTTATTATAAATTTCAGCTGCCTGAGCAGACATCGCCATCAGTACTGATGCAGCTACAGCAGAAATTGCCACTGTTAATTTTTTCATCGTGAGCCCTTTTTTTTGAACTATTATTAAAAAATGATGTCACTGCGCGATAAATATTCATCTAATCAATGTGATTATTTCAAGATGTAAGTTTTAGTTTCTCATTTAATTTGTGAAGTAGATCTCTATTTTTATCTGAACTTTTTCTATCGAAACCTATTTATGGCTCTTATTTGAACAAAAATAAACCTATTAGCTAATTTATATTAATGGCTGTTATTTATGGGGGTTCTATAATTCGGCAGTTTAATTTAAATCAACTAAAAATAACGTCTGAAATTATTTATTGGTTATTTGTTGAGGTTTTCTTATGTATTTGTGGTGGAGTTTTGAACACTCGGTAGCATTCTCATAAATATCATTCAGCGGTTTACGTACGTAAAAAATTGGTTATGCTGTTAAGAGTGGTTACTTCGTCACACAGCTTAAACCCGCCGTCGAGCTGGTTTTTCCATTTTTTGAGTCTCGATATTAGCTGATAACTCAATACCTGAGTTATTCACTGACTCCGAGTCTGTTACGTTTCTGCTTTTTTGCGATACGTTGTATTCCCTCAATTTACACCCGCTTTGTCTGCGAGGTGGGGTTATGAAATCCATGGATAAGTTAACAACGGGTGTCGCCTATGGCACCTCAGCAGGTAGTGCCGGTTACTGGTTTTTACAGCTGCTCGATAAAGTCACGCCCTCACAGTGGGCAGCAATAGGTGTGCTGGGTAGCCTGGTATTTGGCCTGCTGACGTACCTGACAAACCTTTATTTCAAGATTAAAGAAGATAAGCGCAAGGCTGCGAGAGGTGAATAATGCCTCCATCATTACGAAAAGCCGTTGCTGCTGCTATTGGTGGCGGAGCAATTGCTATAGCATCAGTGTTAATCACTGGCCCAAGTGGTAACGATGGTCTGGAAGGTGTCAGCTACATACCATACAAAGATATTGTTGGTGTATGGACTGTATGTCACGGGCATACAGGAAAAGACATCATGCTCGGTAAAACGTATACCAAAGCAGAATGCAAAGCCCTCCTGAATAAAGACCTTGCCACGGTCGCCAGACAAATTAACCCGTACATAAAAGTTGATATACCGGAAACAACGCGCGGCGCTCTTTACTTGTTCGTTTACAACGTGGGCGCTGGCAATTTCAGAACATCGACGCTTCTTCGCAAAATAAACCAGGGCGATATCAAAGGCGCATGTGATCAGCTACGTCGCTGGACATATGCTGGCGGTAAGCAATGGAAAGGTCTCATGACTCGTCGTGAGATTGAGCGTGAAATCTGTTTGTGGGGTCAGCAATGAACAGAGTAACCGCGATTATCTCCGCTCTGGTTATCTGCATCATCGTCTGCCTGTCATGGGCTGTTAATCATTACCGTGATAATGCAATCGCCTACAAAGAACAGCGCGATAACAAGGCCAGTGAACTGGAGAAGGCGAACGCCACCATTACTGACATGCAGCAGCGCCAGCGTGATGCTGATGCACTCGATGATAAATACACGAAGGAGTTAGCTGATGCGAAAGCTGAAAATGATGCTCTTCGGCGCAAGCTTGATAATGGTGGTCGGGTGCTCGTCAAAGGAAAATGCCCTGTGCCATCCTCAGCCGAAACCTCCAGCGCCTCCGGCATGGGCAATGATGCCACCGTCGAACTCTCTCCAGTTGCTGGACGAAACGTTCTCGGTATCCGGGACGGAATTATCCGCGACCAAACAGCACTGAGAACGCTTCAGGAATACATCAGGACGCAATGCCTTCGATGATAGCGATAATTTTACTCATCATCCTTCACATCTGGCTCTGTAGACAGGGTGGTGCTCACTTCTGGAGTGAATCCAGATTAAACATCTCATTGCTGATGCTTGATATTGAGCATTTTGCGCGCGGTAAGGGGCTGCGTTGAGATAAGAGCCAGTCATTACAAATACCAGGATTTAGCCTCGCATTCGCGGGGCTTTTTATTGCCATTACAAAAGCCACTTCCTACAGAGTGGCTTTGATAATGGCTTATACCCTACACGGGATAACTTAACTGATATCCCTTTTAAAGGATAAAGGTATTCAAGCCTGACACATCATGCGCTGTATCGTCGCCGTATTCCCGTATTAACAGAGACCGTAGCCCGACGGGGAACTCCTTCTGCGCGAGTGTGTGGGAATAATCAAAAACGATGCACACCGGGGTTACCGGGTACACATATTTCATCATGCCAGCGAGTCCGGTTCTGGCACGGAAGAAACCGGACGTTATGATTTAGTGCGGAAATATTTGTGTAGTGTTCTGAATGTTCTCAGTAAAGAGTAATGAATTATCAAAGGTATAGTAATACCTTTTGTTTTCGTGGATATTTGTAATCCATCTGAAAACCCCTGCTGTAGCAAGATTTTTCCTGTATTCGTAAAATGATAACTCTCCTGATTTGAATCCTTTTAAGGTGGCTTCTATAAGGCATTTATTTTTTGAAAATCTTACATTTACAACCTTACCCTGTCCTTTTATTAAAACCGTATTATCGTTTTCAAGAACAAGATGAATATTCTCTGTGGCTAAATAGTAAATGTAATGTGAGACATTGTGACGTTTTAGTTCAGAATAAAACCAGTGATAGTTTAAATTATTTCGCACTTTATCGAATATTTGTTTAAAAATGGCAACCTGAGCCATTGTAGTACCTTCCATGTGATATGAGGGGTGTAGTCTGCACGATTATCTAAATTGCTTCAATCTGGTCTGATCTGTTTTCTGAGCAATTCAGTAATGTCACTCTTTTCTTTGTTTGCTTCAGGAGAAACTCTTTTTTCTGAGCACAGTCTCCGGCGGCAGGCTTCAATGACCCAGGCTGAGAAATTCCCGGACCCTTTTTGATCAAGAGCGATGTTAATTTGTTCAATCATTTGGTTAGGAAAGCGGATGTTGCGGGTTGTTGTTCTGCGGGTTCTGTTCTTCGTTGACATGAGGTTGTCCCGTATTCAGTGTCGCTGATTTGTATTGTCTGAAGTTGTTTTTACGTTAAGTTGATGCAGATCAATTAATACGATACCTGCGTCATAATTGATTATTTGACGTGGTTTGATGGCGTAGATGCACGTTGTGACATGCAGATGATAATTATTATCATTTTGCGGGTCCTTTCCGGCGATCCGACAGGTTACGGGGCGGCGACCTCGCGGGTTTTCGCTATTTATGAAAATTTTCCGGTTTAAGGTGTTTCCGTTCTTCTTCGTCGTAACTTAATGTTTTTATTTAAAATACCCCCTGAAAAGAAAGGAAACGACAGGTGCTGAAAGCGAGCTTTTTGGCCTCTGTCGTTTCCTTTCTCTGTTTTTGTCCGTGGAATGAACAATGGAAGTCAACAAAAAGCAGCTGGCTGACATTTTCGGTGCGAGTATCCGTACCATTCAGAACTGGCAGGAACAGGGAATGCCCGTTCTGCGAGGCGGTGGCAAGGGTAATGAGGTGCTTTATGACTCTGCCGCCGTCATAAAATGGTATGCCAAAAGGGATGCTGAAATTGAGAACGAAAAGCTGCGCCGGGAGGTTGAAGAACTGCGGCAGGCCAGCGAGGCAGATCTCCAGCCAGGGACTATTGAGTACGAACGCCATCGACTTACGCGTGCGCAGGCCGACGCACAGGAACTGAAGAATGCCAGAGACTCCGCTGAAGTGGTGGAAACCGCATTCTGTACTTTCGTGCTGTCGCGGATCGCAGGTGAAATTGCCAGTATTCTCGACGGGATCCCCCTGTCGGTGCAGCGGCGTTTTCCGGAACTGGAAAACCGACATGTTGATTTCCTGAAACGGGATATCATCAAAGCCATGAACAAAGCAGCCGCGCTGGATGAACTGATACCGGGGTTGCTGAGTGAATATATCGAACAGTCAGGTTAACAGGCTGCGGCATTTTGTCCGCGCCGGGCTTCGCTCACTGTTCAGGCCGGAGCCACAGACCGCCGTTGAATGGGCGGATGCTAATTACTATCTCCCGAAAGAATCCGCATACCAGGAAGGGCGCTGGGAAACACTGCCCTTTCAGCGGGCCATCATGAATGCGATGGGCAGCGACTACATCCGTGAGGTGAATGTGGTGAAGTCTGCCCGTGTCGGTTATCTGGATTTTTTCAAAGGCGAGATAGGGAAAACCCATCTGGCTCAGGAGCTGTGGACGCAGATTGATAACGGTCAGCTTGCGCCTGACCTGACTGAAATCAGGACGTCCATAACGGATGTCAGCAATGAAATAACGCAGACCGTCAATAAGAAACTGGAAGACCAGAGTGCAGCGATCCAGCAGATACAGAAGGTTCAGGTTGATACAAATAATAACCTGAACAGCATGTGGGCAGTGAAGCTGCAGCAGATGCAGGACGGACGCCTTTATATTGCGGGTATCGGTGCCGGTATTGAGAACACCCCTGACGGCATGCAGAGTCAGGTGCTGCTGGCAGCAGACAGGATTGCGATGATTAATCCTGCGAATGGCAACACAAAGCCGATGTTTGTTGGTCAGGGCGATCAGATATTCATGAATGAAGTGTTCCTGAAACGCCTGACGGCCCCCACCATTACCAGCGGCGGTAATCCTCCGGCATTTTCCCTGACATCAGACGGGAGACTGACGGCGAAAAATGCGGATATCAGTGGCAGTGTGAATGCGAACTCAGGAACGCTCAACAATGTCACGATTAACCAGAACTGTACGATTAAGGGCATGCTGGAGGCGACCCAGGTCAGAGGAGATTTCGTTAAAGCTGTATCAAAAGCCTTCCCGAAAAAAGTCGGTACATGGGGTAACACGGAAACACCAAACGGTACGGTTACAGTCACCATCAGCGATGATCATAACTTTGACCGCCAGATTATTATTCCGCCCATTATTTTTAACGGTATAGCGTATGACGATCCGGGGAGCGGAAATAACCCAGGAGGCACGCGATACACGGGTTATGGTTTTGAAGTTCGCAAAAACGGCGTATTAATCGCATCCAGAGAAACTAAAGGGGCCATTCCCGGTAGTTACAGTGCAGTTATTGATATGCCCAGTGGCAGGGGAAGCGTCACTCTGGAGTTTAAGATTTTCCAGAAAGGCAATCAGGGGGCAGGCAATATCACCGACTGTACGGTGATTGTGACCAAAAAAGCCGCTTCCGGCATCAGTATTCGTTGAAATATTTATAACCCCAATAAAGGGCGTCAGGAATGACGCCTTTTTTATTGCAGAAAAGCGAGAGGTAATTATGCGTAAAGTTTGTGCAGCAATTTTGTCCGCAGCCATTTGTCTGGCCGTATCCGGTGCGCCTGCATGGGCGTCTGAACATCAGTCCACGCTGAGCGCGGGGTATCTTCATGCCTCGACGAACGTCCCCGGCAGCGATGATCTGAACGGGATTAACGTGAAATACCGTTATGAGTTTACGGACACACTGGGGCTGGTGACGTCATTCAGCTATGCAGGAGACAAGAATCGCCAGCTGACCCGTTACAGCGATACCCGCTGGCATGAAGATTCCGTTCGTAACCGCTGGTTCAGCGTAATGGCGGGGCCGTCTGTGCGCGTGAATGAATGGTTCAGCGCGTATGCGATGGCGGGTGTAGCTTACAGCCGTGTGTCGACTTTCTCCGGGGATTATCTTCGCGTAACTGACAACAAGGGGAAAAAGCACGATGTGCTGACCGGAAGTGATGACGGTCGCCACAGCAACACGTCTCTGGCGTGGGGGGCTGGCGTGCAGTTTAACCCGACCGAATCCGTGGCCATTGATATTGCTTATGAAGGCTCCGGCAGTGGTGACTGGCGCACTGACGGTTTCATCGTGGGTGTCGGTTATAAATTCTGATTAGCCAGGTAACACAGTGTTATGACAGCCCGCCGGTTCAGGCGGGCTTTTTTGTGGGGTGAATATGGCAGTAAAGATTTCAGGTGTACTGAAAGACGGCACAGGAAAACCGGTACAGAACTGCACAATCCAGCTGAAAGCAAAACGTAACAGCACCACGGTGGTGGTGAACACGCTGGCCTCAGAAAATCCGGATGAAGCCGGGCGTTACAGCATGGACGTTGAGTACGGGCAGTACAGCGTTATTCTGTTGGTGGAGGGATTCCCGCCGTCACATGCCGGGACCATCACCGTGTATGAAGATTCCCGACCCGGTACGCTGAATGATTTTCTCGGTGCCATGACGGAGGATGATGCCCGTCCTGAGGCACTGCGCCGTTTTGAACTGATGGTGGAAGAGGTGGCGCGTAACGCGTCCGCGGTGGCACAGAACACGGCAGCCGCGAAGAAGTCAGCCAGCGATGCCGGCACATCAGCCCGTGAGGCGGCAACCCATGCGACTGATGCTGCAGGCTCAGCACGCGCAGCCAGCACGTCAGCCGGACAGGCCGCTTCGTCGGCTCAGTCAGCGTCTTCCAGCGCAGGAACGGCATCAACAAAGGCCACTGAAGCGGAAAAAAGTGCTGCCGCTGCAGAGTCCTCAAAAAGCGCGGCGGTCACCAGTGCCGCTGCGGCGAAAACGTCAGAAACGAATGCGGCAGCGTCACAACAATCAGCAGCCACTTCTGCATCCGCCGCGACCACGAAGGCGTCAGAAGCAGCCACCTCAGCCCGGGATGCGGCGGCCTCAAAAGAGGCAGCGAAATCATCAGAAACGAACGCATCATCAAGCGCCAGTAGTGCCGCTTCCTCGGCAACGGCGGCAGGCAATTCCGCGAAGGCGGCAAAGACGTCTGAGACAAACGCCAGGTCTTCTGAAACGGCAGCGGGACAGAGCGCCTCGGCTGCGGCAGGCTCAAAAACAGCGGCTGCGTCGTCTGCCAGTGCCGCGTCAACAAGTGCCGGGCAGGCCTCAGCCAGTGCCACCGCCGCCGGAAAATCGGCAGAAAGCGCCGCATCGTCTGCTTCAACAGCCACAACGAAGGCTGGCGAAGCCACTGAACAGGCCAGCGCAGCAGCAAGGTCTGCTTCCGCAGCGAAGACATCCGAGACGAACGCGAAAGCGTCGGAAACCAGCGCAGAATCCTCAAAAACGGCTGCCGCATCGTCCGCCAGTTCGGCGGCGTCATCGGCATCATCGGCGTCTGCTTCAAAAGATGAGGCGACCAGACAAGCGTCCGCAGCGAAGGGCAGCGCCACGACGGCATCCACGAAGGCGACAGAGGCAGCTGGCAGTGCGACGGCGGCAGCACAGAGCAAAAGTACGGCGGAATCCGCGGCAACGCGCGCCGAGACAGCGGCAAAACGGGCAGAGGATATTGCATCCGCCGTGGCGCTTGAGGATGCAAGTACGACGAAAAAGGGGATAGTACAGCTCAGCAGTGCGACCAACAGTACGTCTGAAACGCTGGCGGCAACGCCAAAGGCAGTAAAATCAGCCTATGACAATGCAGAGAAACGTCTGCAGAAAGACCAGAACGGCGCTGATATACCCGATAAGGGACGCTTCCTGAACAACATTAACGCGGTCAGTAAAACAGACTTTGCTGATAAGCGTGGTATGCGTTATGTGCGGGTTAACGCTCCTGCAGGTGCAACATCTGGAAAATATTACCCTGTTGTTGTTATGCGTTCTGCTGGCTCAGTAAGCGAACTGGCATCAAGGGTCATTATCACCACGGCAACGCGAACCGCAGGCGATCCGATGAATAACTGCGAGTTTAACGGATTTGTTATGCCTGGTGGCTGGACTGACAGGGGGCGTTATGCTTATGGAATGTTCTGGCAATATCAAAACAATGAACGAGCCATCCACTCAATAATGATGAGTAATAAGGGCGATGATTTGCGCTCTGTGTTCTATGTTGATGGCGCTGCTTTCCCTGTTTTTGCGTTTATCGAAGATGGCCTGTCAATATCCGCACCTGGTGCTGATCTCGTTGTTAATGATACGACCTATAAGTTTGGGGCAACAAATCCGGCGACTGAATGTATCGCGGCGGACGTTATCCTTGATTTTAAGAGTGGGCGTGGTTTTTATGAGTCTCATTCGTTAATCGTTAACGATAACTTGTCGTGCAAAAAACTTTTTGCCACAGACGAAATTGTAGCGCGTGGTGGTAATCAGATTCGAATGATAGGTGGGGAGTATGGGGCATTATGGCGTAATGATGGCGCTAAAACTTACCTGCTGCTTACCAATCAAGGTGATGTTTATGGTGGCTGGAATACATTAAGACCGTTTGCTATTGATAACGCAACCGGCGAACTGGTTATTGGAACCAAACTGTCCGCAAGTCTGAACGGTAATGCATTAACAGCAACAAAGCTGCAAACGCCAAGACGGGTTTCTGGTGTTGAGTTTGATGGTTCCAAAGATATTACTTTAACCGCCGCGCATGTGGCTGCTTTTGCCAGAAGGGCAACGGATACATATGCCGATGCGGATGGTGGCGTTCCCTGGAATGCCGAATCAGGCGCTTATAATGTCACCCGCTCTGGCGACAGCTATATTCTGGTTAACTTCTATACCGGAGTCGGAAGTTGCCGGACCTTGCAGATGAAGGCGCATTACAGAAATGGTGGTCTGTTCTACCGTTCTTCAAGAGACGGTTATGGTTTTGAGGAAGACTGGGCAGAAGTTTATACCTCGAAAAATCTTCCACCAGAAAGCTACCCAGTCGGCGCACCAATCCCGTGGCCATCAGATACCGTTCCGTCTGGTTATGCCCTGATGCAGGGGCAGACTTTTGACAAATCTGCTTACCCGAAACTTGCAGCCGCTTATCCGTCAGGCGTGATCCCTGATATGCGTGGCTGGACGATTAAGGGCAAACCTGCCAGTGGTCGGGCCGTATTGTCTCAGGAACAGGACGGCATTAAATCGCATACCCACAGCGCCAGCGCATCCAGTACAGATTTGGGGACGAAAACCACATCGTCGTTTGATTACGGCACTAAATCCACGAATAACACTGGTGCGCATACCCATAGTTTAAGTGGCAGCACGAATGCAGCTGGTAATCACAGCCATAGAGATGGCCGTCGATTTAACCCCAGTGTTTTTAAAGATACTTATCAATATGGTTATACAAGCTCAGGTCAAAATACCTGGGGTGTACAAGGCTCAGTAGGTATGTCTACGGGGTGGTTAGCTAATACCAGTACAGATGGTAATCATAGCCACTCACTGTCCGGCACAGCAGCATCTGCAGGTGCACACGCGCATACTGTCGGTATTGGTGCTCATACG